TTCTGCGGAGTCGATGAGATAGTTTTTTTCGTCGGCTGGGATGCGGAGGGTGAGGGTTGTGGTGGTGGTGGCTTTTTTTGGGGGGCGTCCGGGTTTTGCGTTCATGTTTTGAGTGTAGTGGGTTTGTGGGTTTGGTTTAGCCTCTGAGGCGGTGGCCGCATTTGAGGCAGAATTCGGCCCATGGGTAGGTTCGGCGTTGTTCGGTGGGGTGGGTGCAGTCGAGTAGTTCGCGGGTGCGGGTGTTGAGGGTGTCTCGGATGTATTCGGAGAGGTTCATGCCGTGTTGGTCGGCTGCTTGTTTCCAGCGTTCGCGGTCGTGTTCGGTGCAGCGGATGAGGATTTGGGCGGTTGCTGGGTTGCCGGGGGTGGATCCGGTGTTGGGTTGGATGGTGTGGTTGAGGTGTTGGGTTTCGTGTGTGATGGCGGCTTCGATGTTGTCGTTCATTCTTCGATGATTTCTGCGTCGGTGATGTTGTCGGGTGTGTCGAGGATTTTGTTGACGGTTTCTGGGGGGAGGACTCCGGCGGCGCCCATGAGTTCGAGGAGTTGGCGTGCTTCGGTTTCGGGGTTGAAGGCGTCGATGTGTGCGGGTGTGTCTGCGCCTGCGAGTGCTGCTCGTTGTGGTTCGTTGTTTTCGACCATTACGTTGATGTTGGTTTGTTCCATTCCGAGGAGGCGGGCGCGTCTGTCCATGACGGAGAGGACTTGTTGGACTGCGCGGAGGTCGGGTTCGAGTGTGACTTCGGTTCCGTCGTCGAGGGTGACTTTGCGGTGTTGGGTGAGGGGCCAGACTGCTTGTTGGAGTGCGTCGAGTCTTTCTAACTCTAGACGGAGTACTTCGGGGTATGCGAGTAGGGCTTCTCGGTTGAGTCGTTCTAGTTGGCGTCGGATTCCGGAGTTCACTGCAGATGTTGACAGTCCGAATCTGCGTGCGATTTCACTTGAAGACACACCAGACTGACGCAACTTGAAAATGCGTAGATCCCGTTCAGCCAAAAACTCTCGGGTCAAACTTTGTTCAGCCATACCCACATACTATGACGTTAAAAACTCCACAACCTCAAAAGGCAAAACTTTGCCTCGTTTAATCTTAGTAGGCCTATGACGGACGTCTCTGTCCCCCCGGAAGTTGCCGACTTTGTAGACGTGGGGTTCGTTTGCCGTCAGGTCGGGTTCGAGGGTGAGGCCGAACTCTGGCCAGCGTGACCAGACTGCTGATCCGAAGGGGCGGAGTTCTCTGCCGCTGTTGCCGCCGAGGGGGGCGTGGTGTTCCATCCAGAGGGCGAAGCCGTAGGTGGTTCGCAGGTAGTCTAAGTATTTTACAACTTCGACGATTACTGCTTCTGATGTTTTAGTCCCCGGGTCTACGAAAGATTTATACAAAGGTCCGAGGCATACGAGATCTGGTTTGGTTTTCTCGATCGCTTCTTCGATCATGACTCGATCGGGGGCCGACAGCAGATTCATCCCTGCAGGTTTGATTAGGAGATGGGCATGAACTGGTCCAGCGCCCCCTGAGAGGCGCTTAGAAGCCCCCACAATCGACGTAGACATTCTCCTGATGATTCTCTGAGGGTTCTCCAAATCGATGGTTAGCGTGCGAATTGGATCCATCTTCTGATATGTGAATGGATTTATCCCTGCAGCGGAGGCGATGGCGACCTGTCGGGCAAGCATCGTCTTACCCACACCTTCAGCAGCGACGATGATCACACGGTCTTCACGCTCCAGCAGCCCGGGGATTAGCCAGTCGTAGGAGTCGTCGACTTCTTCGTCGATGAAGTCGAGCCAGCCGACGAGGCGTCCTTGATCGAACGTCGGGTCAGCCCCGGGGGCGAGTCTGTCAACGAAGGAGTGGATGCGGCCGGTCATTGAGCCGGGGGACAGGTCGAGGGTTTTAAGGTTCTCGATCTGTTCGATTAGTTCGTCTAGCAGATGAGGGGCTGCGGGGCTTCCCTCCTCATCCGGTGCGGGGCTGTCGTACCTGACATCGTCGGGATTCCAGATGATGAGGGATTCGAAATCGCCACCGTCATCAAAATAATCGGTGACATCTTTGTGTCCCTCTGGTGGAGCGCACAGTGTCACTTTGATACCAGCGTCGCTCAGTACGGTGTGAACATCTAAAGCATGTTTGATGCCGGGTGTGTCGTTGTCTCGAAGAATGTAAACATCGGCACCTTTGAGTGCTTCAGTGTGAATGTCGAGCCACTTGCCTGCACCGCCGGGCATTGTTGTTGCGACTTCTCCGCATTCAATGAGAGTGTTCGCGTCTTTTTCGCCTTCAACTAGCCAAACTGTTTCGCCGGTTTGGGCTGCCGCTAAAACTTCTGGGAGTCGGTAAAGAACTTTTGGTGTGTCGCCGAGGGAGTATGTCCATCCGCCGTTTTCATCTGGGCGTCGTTGTCGAAAAGTTTTGCGTCCGTCCTGATTTATGTAACGTTCTTTTTGGAAGAGGAGGTTTCCATTTTCATCTGTGTAATCGTAAGTCGCAATTTTTGTCAGTCGATCTCGAACAGGTTCTTTTGTTTCTGGGAACAAATCTGTTTTCTCCAGATCCATCGCTGAACAGATCTCATCCAAATCGCAACCGTCACCTCGATGACAGGTAACAAGAACTCGTCCGTCTCGTCCTTCACCAACATGCAGACTTGGATTGTGATCGTCGTTTCTACATGGGCATCGAGCGGACCAGCCAGATCCATCTGCTCGAACACCTTCCAATTTCGCCAGAAAGTTTTGAACAGTTAAAGATGCCTTACTCATTTTGCGATCCTATAGCGATCAAGTTCTGCTTCGGAACGAACGATTTCGTAAATTTTTAAAAACATTTCTCGATCACCGTTGGTGTGAAGGACCTGAGTTCCGGCGCCGCTGCGTCGAATAGTTTCTTGAACTAGAGGGTGAAGTGGTGTGAAATCTTCACCGTTGCTCGCTGCAACAGCATTTGCACGATACCCAGCCCATGCTTCAGGTCCTTCAGGTGGTGCGGGTTCTGGGGAGAACATGTCGATTGTTCGACGTCTCAATGTTCCCGGTCGAGGCGCCCAAGGCTTATCTTCAATGATGATTAAATCTAAGGCCTCTAAAGTTTGTTCGAAATCTAAATCTTTCACGACTCGATACCAAGATTCGTACGTTGTCTTCCTCTGGTTCAACGAAATCTCAACGGTCCAAGTTGAAAGAATGCGATCGACGAGGAGAACCACTTCGTTCTTAGTCATCGCTATTCAAAAACTCTGCACTTGCAGAATCCCCATTTTCAGCAAACATTGTCGCAAACCGTTCAATGTGCGCGCTGTCCCTGAGGATGAGTTCAATGTCGTCGTACTTTTTTCCTCGTGGGTTATCACCCATGTGCCAATCAGACATTGCACATCCGGAGATTGCGTCCATACAAGTTTCAACACCGTAGTCCTTAATAGCCCTAGAAATTTTTGACCGCCTCTTATCTGACAAGACTGGAGTTGGGCCTTTGCCGCTCGATCTGAACGTGGTGACCCAAAAGTCGAATACTTCCTTAACGCCACTATTCGAAATATTCACCGTTGAAGGTTTTTCAATCATGGTGTTCCTTTCAACGCCCTCGCGCGCGCAGTCTTACGAATAAGGCTGGTAGGGCTTTTACGTTTTGTAGTTATTCCACGTTTGAACTAATTCAAAACGAGAAAGTTTTTCCAACAGATGGTTTAGTTCGACCGAAGGTCGTACTTAACCGGGGGGTTTGGGGGTCTAACCCCCAACTGGAAGGGGGGTTCGGGGGGAAACCAATCCGGACCGCTTGACACCTGTCGGTACGCGTCGAACTAGACCAAAAGTATTTTGGAAAAATCTAGTTGAGCGTAGTTGTGTTCCGGAAATTTGTGGCGTCTCATGTCGCTCGATACGAGATGCGGATGTCTTTCTACAACATGCGGGCATCAGAATCAACACGCGATCAGGATTTTTTTTCGGACGGCTTCAGGGGCAGCAGGAATGTTCCGCTTTCCCACATGATTCCGATTGCGGAATAGCCAACGATGTCGAGGAGTGTGTCTTCAATTGACTCGTTGTTTGGTTCGAAATCGCTACCGTAAAGATTTTTCAATCGTGCGACTTTGTCGTGGCATCGCATGAGGAGTCCGTCGCGACCGAACCGGCGAATGTTTTCGTGTCCGTAGTCTCGCTGTTTCCTTACGAGGACTTCAGCGACGTGTTCGAGTTCTAGCGGGTGTTTCCATTCCACGCTTAGTGAGATGGCGCTTGATCCGATGACTGCCCAGCCTAGTTTCATGGCTTCGGAGTTTTGGTTTCCGCTGTTGTAGAACTGGTCGATTGCTTTGTCTACGAGGTTTCGTGTTACGTCGGGTCCGTCTGCGTCGATGATTAGGTCGTAGATGGATTCAAGCGAGCGGCGAGCGGCGTCGTCCCAGTTTGTTGGTTCGTTATTCATCGTTTTCCTCATTGTCTGAATCTAAGAAGAGTCTCTCTAGTGGAGTTTCGCTTTCGAAGTGTTTTTCGGCGGCTAAGCATGCGTCTTGGATAAGTGTGTCGATGTATTTGGCTGTTGCTGGGCCGTCACCGATTCCCCTGATTGTTTCGATTGGGGTGGCGGCGACGAGTTGCTGTGGATCGAGTGTTGAGATTATTTTCATTCGTTCCCACTCGATTGCTTTGCCGGGTGTTGCTAGCAGGAAAATCCATTGGTGGTTTTCGTTTTCGGCACAGCCGATCAGGTTGGGGTCGTTTTCCCAGCCTTTAGGAATTCTGTGTGGTTCGTAGGTCATGTGTTTTCTGTTTCGTAGGGTTTGACGTTGAGGCTTTTGAGGAGATCGAAGGAGTTTCCTGCGATTATTTTCAGTTCTTCGCGGCTCTCGTGGTTTTTGGTGGTTGATTCGGTTTCGCAAAGTTTGATGAATCCGAGTTCCAGTAGTTTTCGCATTGCTTCTGTTTCCTCGGGGTTGAGGAGTATGAATGTTTTTTTGCTGGTTTGGATTGTTTCGGCCATGGTTAGACCTTAGCGTCAAGGTTTGCGTCGATTATGGAAGACGTGTCTCCGCTAACACGAAGCACGATGCAGTCGTTGTCGGCGGTGCCGATGACATCGAATTCGATTTCGCAAAGTCGAATGTCATCGACGAGCAGTTCGGCAAGTCGGTCGTAGAAACTATCGAGATCTAAATGAACGATGTCGATGAGGGGAATGACGACCTCGCCGGTGATGAACCCGTTTCGGTTTGATGCGGCAATGATTTCGTCGATGTTTGTGTAGGTACTCATGATCAGACGCTCTCAATCGCTTTCTCTCGAAGTTCGCAGACAGCATCCTGCCACGACTGCCAGTCTTCTTCACCATCTTCGTCATGCCCCAACTCAGGCCAGTCCGATTCGGGAACTTCGTAGATTGACTCTTGTCCATCCTGAAAGCAGGCTGCACCGATAGAACACATGCCCTCTTCGGTCCAGTCGGTCTGAAAGGTGAGGGTTGGGAAGAGTCGTGAGATTTGAGACAAACCCTCTATGGCTGGTGACCACGCAGTTGCGTACTTCAGCATGAGATAGTCGGCGTAGATAATGATTTCAGTATCGCAGTCCGCCCACTTGGTCCCCCAGTTTCGGAGGCACCATGAGTAGCCGCTGTCGGTAAAGGCGCGCGCAATCGCATTGCCGTCCTTGTCGAGAATGTCTTCTCCTTCGAGTTCCGCTGGGAACGGAACAAGGTTTTTGAGAATGGTGATGGATTCGTCGGAGTTGGTGATTGCCGCTACGAATCGTTTGAGTTCGTCGGCGTCGCCGGTAATGGTTAGGTTGTTATCGCACCAGTTGGGCATGATTGCCTCTTTCGTTAGTAGGTGTAGGTAATCTTATCGGGGGGGCAGTAGCCCGTGTCAGGTTCTTGCTGGGAGTTCGAGTCGCTCTTTCCAGCACAGATCGTCGTTGATCGCGACAATCGAATACTGATCGACGGCCTCGTCTTCGACGAGCCACTTCTCACACAACGCGGTGATCTCGTCGATCGCACGTCGGTACGACTGATCTAGTGACGCCCATGTGTCTACTAGGTCATCGTGGTGGTGAAGTTTTTCACGGACCGTGATGATCCCTTCTGTGGTTGAGAGGGCGATCAGGAACTCGTAGAAGTGGTGGTTCTGATCGTACTTGAGGTTTGAGGTGTAATCCATTGTGATTCCTTAGGGGTAGTAGGGGAGTTCAGTACCAGCAGTCGGTGCCGTCAGCGTTTTCTGCGACCCAGCGAAGCCACCATGCGGCGTACACGCAGTAGTCTTTTTCTTCGATGGCAGCCGCTTCGATTCCGGTTTCTAAATAGTCGATTGTGGACGGGTCGGCAACCCATTCGGTGTCGGCGATTGCGTCCTCAATGAAGGTGGCGAGTTTCAGACATTCTTGAGGCGACTTGTAGTCGCCGTCAGCGTTTGAGCCGTAGAAAGAGATGCCTTCCGTCTCGTCATAAGAAATGCCAAGCACGTTTTCTAGCAACTCGTTTCCGAGTTTGCCTCGATACCAGCAATCAGTTCCGAAAATACCGATAACGCCACCGTCGGTTGGGCGGCTCTCGTCGTTGTACCACGGACAGCCACCGGCTTCTTGCGTAGCCTTACAGTCGATGACGAGTGCGGGCGAACCGTCCTCTTCGACAAACGCTTTGCCTTCTCGGTCAAGGCGTGGGGTTAGGACGGCTGTGCCGCCGCTTTTGCAGGGGTAGTTGTGGGGAATGTTATCGAGTCCCATGAGAATTTCCTTAGTGGTAGTAGGTATGTGTTGCTATGTAGGAGACTACCGTGCGTTCAGATAAATCACAACGCTTCGGTTTGTGATCTTCGTCACTTCTTTCGACGAACGACCCTCTTCGACGAGGAACCCTCTTGCAGAGCAGCCTTCCGCTCCGCCTCGGCGTCACGAATCAAATAGGCGCCACGTTCCGTCTTGATAAACGCAAGAGGATTTTCGTTGATGAACTTCATTGCTGTTGCGTAAGAAACTTCTCCGGCTTCAGCGAGTTCACTAGGAGTGACGATTGAGTCAGCGTTATCGCGAATAAAGTTTTCCATTGCGCGACGACGGTCAGCGTTTTTGACTTTGCGCTGAATCTCAGGTGCTTCGCCACAAATCAGTTCAATTACTTTTGAAGGAATTGAATACTGTGAAAGCAGTCGGGCATCTTTGGTTCCGTCGTTTGAAAGGATAACCATTTTGGCTCGATAGATTTCACCAATCTGATTTAGTTCGTCCTTCGGGATTAGCGAAGCCGACTTGTGGGTTTCAAGAAGTTCTCGATACGAGGATTTGAACTCTTGGTCGATTTCTTTGACTGTGAGCATGTTGCTTTCCTTCCGGTAGTGGTACGCCTAGCAGCATACAGGGCGTCAATAGAAATCACAACTTACCCTATTTGTTCCCCACATCAACTAGATGTAAGGTTCGTCACATGACAAACCAACAAAAATGGAATCTATACCTTTCCGCACTCACCGCTTACGTCGAAAAAAACGGACACGCGCGAGTCCCGGCATCCCACGTCGAAACTCTCGACGACGGGACTGTTCTGAACCTCGGAACATGGGTCGGGTACGTCCGCCAGCGCCAGCGAGCGGGACTCCTCTCACCAGAGCGAACCGAAATCCTCACCGCAACACTCGGATGGCAGTGGGGTCCACTCCCTCCCGGCCCAACAGCGGACATCGAACGAAACCTTGAAATCATGACACTCCGGTCGCAGGGCATTTCACTCCAACGCATTGGCGATCAGTTCGGACTGAGTCGTCAGCGAGTCCACCAGATCGTTCGACTCCACGCGCCAGTCGCATGAGCGACCCAAAGGGCTTCTGGTCGTTTGAGTCAAAGGACTTCTTTGAGCCAAAGGAGTTCAGAGACTTCCAGCCACCCCGTCCCACGGACGACGCTTCGTCGCAGGCAACCAAAGGTTTCTTCGTTGGGCTGGTTGTGCTGATTGTCTTGAGTCTCATTCAGGGTTCCTTGGTGTGGGCAATCTTCAGAATGATCGAGCAGGTTGGATTTATCGACAACACAGGGTTGCCGTGGGGTCCGTTTGTTTCGATCGCTTTGGCTGTGAACTTGATCCGAGTCTTTGACAAGGCTGCGTTCACAAGGAAGTAGGGACAGCGAAGAGGGCCATCTTGCGATGGCCCTCTTCTACCTACCCTACCGGGGATTTTGTTGGTGAAATCTTCACCGTAGATTTTAAAATGCTGAGTGGTTACGACGCTGCCGCGATCTCGCTGTAGCCCTCTAGGACGTGGCAGTGAAGGTCGTAGTCTTCGAACGAGGCGTCGATCCACAGGTGGATAGGTTCGTCGCAGTTTAGGAACTTGCACAGGAACCCGATTCGCATGTGGTCGTCGTTGTGGACCATTGTGAAGTTGACAAGGTGAATGCCGTCGGGGTCGAGCATTGCGATTGCGTTGTCGGAGGCGGCTCGGCTGTAGCCGTTGGTGATGGCTAACGAGTTGAGGGCCTTGATGTCGCGTGTGTCTGAGATTCGGACGTCGGTCATGCTGTCACCTGCACTCCGTCGGCGGTGATGACGCCGGACTCGATGAGTGAGGCAAGGAAATCTTGCAGGTACCATCTGAGGTACTCGCTTCCAACCGGAGCGTCGTAGCCGGGGAGGTCGCGCACGTCGAAGGAATCGTCCTCACCCTGAAAGGGGTCGGTGACGAACCAGTAGTCGCGAGGAGGGTTTATGTCCATGTCGTCGTTCTTGTAGGTGTGGTAGACGCCTACGTCGTTATGACGCATGAACATCTCTGCGGGTATTTGTTGAGTCGTGTAAGGCATTTCTAGTCCAGTCGGTAGTAGGGGTAGTAGTTGTAAGGATACAGGGTGCTAGGTCGAATAACAACCTCGGGAGAAAGAAACCGGGGGGACAACGCCCCCCGGTCAACTCGTCAGTACAGGAACCCGAGGTCGATTGCTGTGGCCCGAACCTGACCGACATACGTCGTCGGTAGTTTCTTTCCACTCGCAACTTTCAGGAGAGCCGCTTCGACGCCTTGTACGGACGCCACCATGTGGATTCCGTTTTTGCGTACCAGCCGAGCGCACTCTTCATCTAGATTCCTGAAGGAAGTATCGTTTCTTCCATCTGTGACGAGACCATCGCAGACCCACACGATCGGCTCACCCTTACGGGCAGACGAGATAGCGAACCGGAGGACAGGGCCATCGACCCCGTTGCCACCGTGTCCTGAGGGAACCTCGGACGCTCGGCGACCGTTCTTGGCGATCACCCACGCGTTCGGGGTGGTCGTGCTGCCGGGTCGGTGCGAGTAGCCGATGATGGTGCAACCGGGGGACGCTTCCATCATCTTTTCGATGTCACCGTTCGACAGACACATCGAACCGGACTGGTCGATGACAACCATGCCACCCTTGCCTCGGACCGTTCGGTCGAAGATTCGACGTTGAGGATCGGTGAGCATTCGGCTCATGTGGCGAGGATTGCGTCCCACGTTCGTGGCGATTCGCTTCCGGCCAAGTCGGCCAGTCATTGTTCGATCTAGAACGACCGACTCATCGAGGATCAGGTCGGCGAACTTTCCACGCCTGCCACGGGCAGCGTCTTTGACGCGTTCCGCTGCTTTCTCATCGGTGGAATCTTCACCGTCACTTTCACTTTCACCTTCCGGTGGGGTGAGGGCTTCGATTGCTGAGTTCAGGAAACGTGCGACCGGCAGGGTGAAGTCGTTGTAGCCCTGCGGAATCTCTTGGTCGCAGTAGTGGACACTTGTGGTCGACCCGAACTTCTTTGCGACTGCTTTGTCGCTCGTTCGACGGGCAGGCTTCGTCCAGTGTGACAGGGCCACTTTTTCGATCTCGCGAACGGCCTTCGCCAGTTCGGGGTCGATGTTGCGGACGCCTCGGAGAAACGATGTGGCACCTTTCGTTCCGGCCATTGCGACGACAGCGGTAGCGAGGGACGTGTAGTCCTTCATCTCTGCTGCTCGTTCGCCCCAGCCACGCTCGGAGCCATCGACTAAAAGGTCGGTGTCGAACCCTGCGGATTTCACCAGCAAGTTCACGCGCATCTCTTCTGATGCTCGGAGAACTTCGATAGGAAGATTCTCTTCCTCTTGGCCGATGTTCGCTGCGAGGGGGGATACCTTCGCGTGCATCATTTCGTGGGCGCGGATTACTCGGTTCGTTTCGTCGCCACCGATGGGGACTCGCATGATGCGTTCGGTAGCGTTGGTCCAAGCGTCACCTCGGACGGCCTGTCCTGCGACCACGTTCCATGCACCGTTTTCGCGGTCGCGGCGCGCCAGCCATTCAGGCATGGCGACACCGCTAGGCGACGTGGGGGCGGTCATAGTGCGACCTCGTTGATGCGAATGGCGTCGAGAATGTCCTCGGCTCGTTCTCCAAAGATCAGACGTGCTGCTCGTTCCGATCCCATCGATCCACGCAACTTGGCGTAGGACTGAAACGCTCGGATTGAGAACCGTCGGCTACGGTCAGCGTCAGCGCTTGCTGCTGCTGCTGCTCGGAGGTCTTCGGGGAGGGCGAGGAGGGCGTTCGGGTGGGGGGTGTTGATCCTAATCGCCACCGGGAACCGATCTTTGAGAGCGGTCGGCAGTTCGGTCATCTGCTCCAAGTTTGTGGTCATCACAACGGAGAACCCATCGCGTGGTCGGATTCGCTTGCCTGTTTCGGGGTGTTCCCACACCGTTGATTCCACGGTGTCGGTCATGGCGAGTAGTAGCGATTCGATGTCGCCGTTGGCTCGGTCGATTTCGTCGATGACGAGGCGACCGCCTGTGAGTCCGTCACCATGCCATGCTTTGATGGCAGCACCGTCGTTCCACTTCCACACGCCTGTGTCGGTCGGCATGAAACAGCCTGTGACGTCTGCGGTGGTCATTTCTTCGGTGCAGGCGAGTCGGTACGCTCCTGCGGTTGTGTCGCCGACTGTGAGGCCAGCGAAGGTCTTGCCAGTTCCGGGCGGTCCAAACAGGATCACGCGGTCGATGCCAGCGGAGAGTACGTCGTAGAACTCTTTCCAGCATTCGGGGAGGTTGTCGGTATTCATGGTGTTCACTTCCGTTAGTAGGGGGTAGTAGGTAGTACTCTATCGTCTGTAGGCGATAGTTCCACCGTGACGTTTGTCACGCTTGGCGGGCTGTAAGGGCTGCAATGAGGATTTGCCCCATCGCCCCAACACTCACGACCGCTGCGTCTGTTTCGACGGCATAGTCGGTCAATGCCCCAAAGGACAGAACAGCGTCGGTCATTAGACCATTGAACTGCTCCTGCATTTCGGGGGTCGGCTCGTAATCCTCTTGCATCGTGAACATAACGAGGCGAAGCAGGTGATCGGCCATTTCGTTGATTTGAGATTCCTTGCATTCCCATGCGAGAT